ATAAATGGATATTGATATCTTGTATTACCAAAATATTCAAAGTTAGTTACATCTTTGTATTCATCAATCCATTTTCTTGCTTCATAAATACTATTGAATTTAACTTTGTCAACATTACGACCGTCTAGTGTTTTGTATTTTGATTGATTCTTTGTAGGAATAAATAAATCAGGTTTGTAGTTTATTCTATACTTTTTATGACTACCGTCATGGTTGACACCACGCACCAGTAGTTTACCTTTGAATGGTAGAACGCTAGTATAAAATTTCACTATATCTGTGTATTATTAAAATATTTATTTAATGCCTGTAAGTTATCTTCTGCTGTTGCTAAAGCACATACTAATTTATCCATTTCTTCTAGGTGTTGTGGATGTTCGCCTATGCCAACAGGATTGTCAAAGTAGATTTGTAAAGTAGCATTAGCGTGTGCTATATCTGCCTCATACTTTTTTTGTAATGCCTTAAATAGTGGATTAGTTGTTTGATGTTGTTTTGCCATATTCACTTCCTTTCATAATTTATTATAACACAATACAACTGATTTGTAAAGCGTCTATTAAAGTTTTTCAAGTGGTAGATTAACTCCTCTTGTATCGTTATTATCTGATCTTTTTATCCAAGAAGAAAGCACAAACTTTCTATTTGGATTTACATTGACTTTAAATCTAGTCATCAAATCTCTATTAATTAAAAATGTGCTTCTTGAATCTTTTGTTGTCAGACCTATTGGCACATCTTTATAATACTTATTATTAAATGATAGGTTTATGTTTACAACAGGTCGATTATCAACCATATTCATTCTAGTTGCTTCAGAATATCCTTCTAGTTTACTCGTAAACTTTTTACCATCTTTTTCCCATTTTACAGTTTGTTTATTGACATCTATTTTGTCTACCATGAACATAGAAGCAAGTGTGCCATTACCAGTATCAAACTTTGCTCTAACTGGTCCATAACCATCAATAATTATTCTCTCTTGAAAACCTGACTCTTTAGTAAAGGAGTGTTTTCTATGTGCGTCTTGCGTTAGAAAATCAAATAGTTTTTTAACTACGTTTTCTGAACTCGTTGGTCCTATATATTCTCTATCTTTTAAATCAGTTTTATATGAAGCAAACTTTGACCCGATACCTGGTGAACCATTACACTCTAAAACATAAAGTTGATTATCTACTTTTGCATGATCGACACCAACCATATATGCACCCACTGAACGAGCAGCGTCTAATACTACCTTCTTTTCTTCGTCTGATAATTTATATGGTTCAGTTGTTGCTTCTCTATGTCTGTTTGATCTAAAATCTTTTTTAGCACTTATTCTTTTTGTTGACGCAAGTATTCTACCATCAATGACAATAGTTCGAATATCAAAATCAAACTTTAAAAATTCTTGTAATAATAAAGCAGCGTCAAATTTCCATAGTGATTGAGCAACTGATACCATACTCTTTTCTGAATCTACTATTGATACACCAATACCTTGTGTACCAGTTAGTGTTTTCATAATTACAGGATAGTTGCCACCTAATCTTTCATGTGCGTCTATCAAACTTTTTTCATTTGATATTAGAGCAGTTCTAGGTGTAGGAATATTATCTCTTTCAAAAGCAATATATGCTGACATTTTATTATCACAGGTCAACATACTATTTCTAGTATTAATCATAAATGCACCTGCATTTTCAAAAGTTGATAATAATGCTAAACCTGTTTCATCATCTAATACACCCGCTCTAGTAAAACAAATTGTCTTTGACAAATCAAACTCAGCCTGTGTATCTTCGCCATCTATGTTAGAGATTGTTAAGGTACCTTTTTCTAAATCGTTTTTAGATACCCATGCTTCTGATGTGTCAATGAGATAACAAGGTATGTTTCTCTTTTTACATTCTGCTAGTATCATATTACTAACAACAGATTTACTATCAGCATTTATTTTAGATAAGATAGCAATTTGTATCTCGCTTCTTTGTATTTCTTCGCTGATAAATTCTCTAAACTTCGGTGCCTTCATCTTCTGCTTTTTTACCTATGTTATATTTTGCTTGTAAGTCCCACTCGTTCTTTTCTTTAAACGATAAAACTTTTATCTGTGAAAGAGGTGCTTTCTTTTCTGCAACATCTTTATTTAATATAGCAATCAAACCCCAATCTGCTAGTAATTGAGCAATAGTATTTCTTCTTTCAACATCATTGTCTGAAAAGTTTGCCTGTTTGCCATCTAAAGCAAACAACTCTTTAAAATGCACTATGAAATATCTTCCTTGTTTGTGTAGTATATGACAAGACTGGAATAATTTTTTATCTTTTCTTGAGGCAACTCCAATTCTTGTAAGTGTTTCTCGAACCTTTAGAAAATCATCAGGTTCTTTTAGTTGTACTTCTAACATCTTTTCTGGATGCCAACTATTATCTAATTCATTCATTTTGTCCCACCTTTAAATAATTTTTCTTTAATTAATTTCACTTCGTCTTTGGTGAGTATATCGAGAGCAACTTTTGCTTTTTCATTATTATATCCATAATACTCTTTCACCACATCCAAATCCTTTAGTTTACTCGATCTCAAAAATGGACTATACCTTTTCTTTGATCTAATACTATTTAGTAGAAACTGGAACTGCATATCTTTATCAACAAAATGATTTCGATTCATTTCGTTAATGAGCATTATACAATCTTGAAAACCAGATAATATTTTATTTACAATAAATGCTGGATACTTTTTCTGCCATAACAGATCATCTGAATCCATTAAATTCTTTTTTGTAAAGTTGATGGCGTTGAGATAATCTTTTAGTTCGTAACTCATTTGAACTTAACCTGGGACATGAGTTCAGTAAGACAAGCCACCAGATTAATTTCTTGATCAGCAACAAAGGCAGATTTGTATTGATAATCAGCGATAATTAAAACTGCATGAGGTATAGTTTCAGGTTGTAGGTTTTCATACATTGAATCATATATCTTACGAAATATCTTTACAGGATCATTGTCAAGATTATTGACAACCCATTTTCTCATATCGCTAAACTCTTTACCTTTTAAATGTGTTACTAACGTTTTTAAATTTTCGTCAGATACATTTACAAGAATACCTGCGTCTATAACACCAGATACAGAATATCTTTGTAACTCGTTTATCAGTTTTCTAAAATCAGGAAAATGTTTCTTAATTAATTCTGCAAGGACCTTTTCTTCATAATCTACATTTTGTTCTTTGAGAATATGAACAGATCGCTCAAATAATTTAGTAGCAAGTTTGCCTTTGTCTTTTGGATTTATCTTGAACTCGATATTAGAAAATCTACTATGTAGTGGATCAATTATTCTATTCTTAAAATTACAAGTTAAAATAAATCTACAATTGGCATGAAACTCCTCAATGAAACCTCTTAATGCAGGTTGAGTAGATTGTGGATTAAGATAATCTGCCTCGTCTAATATGACAACTTTCTTACCACCAGATAGTGATACAGTAGAAGCAAAGTTTTTAATCTTGTTTCTTAATACATCAATGCCACCTTCTTCAGAACCATTGATCATAATCCAATCACAATTCAGTTGTTCACATAATGCTTTTGCAACTGTGGTCTTGCCTATACCTGGCGTACCTGAAAATAAAAGATTAGATAGTTCGCCTTTCTGAATGAAAGACTTAAATAATGTTTTTAATGATGTTGGTAATATACAATCATTAATAGTCTTTGGTCGATACTCCTCGACCCATAAAAAATCTGTACTCATAATTCACCTTATTCACAATTTAAAAATTAAAATTATTTAGATATAGTAGAATCTGGTTCTAATGCTATCCAATACTCAATAGGTAATTTTTTGTTTTTGAAATGAGATATAGATTTTGACGATACTGAAACATCATAATCACCTGGTATCATTTTCATATTCTCTACTTTGAAATAGAAAGTATAATCTGCTGTTGCACCTTCGCCAACAACGATATCAAAGTTATTAGATGTATCGTTCTTTTTATCACATACTTTTAAAACTATGCTGCCACCTTTTTCACCTATCAACGCAAGATCAGGCGATTTTAAAATCGCTGCCATCTTTTTTAGTTGTTCAAGATTTGATTCTGACAAACTAAAAGTAACTTCTGCTTCTGGCATATTTACTTCTTTAGTTGGTGCCACGATCACTGATGGATCAGAATAAAAGTATTTTACTTTAGACTTACTGCCTTCAGCAGATATAGTCATATGTTTATCTTGTAATGATAGTTCAGGTTTATTCATACCTGATACTACAGCAAGAAACTCATTTAGATCATAGATACCAAACTCGGTATCAAATGATTCATCTATATTTGCCTTAGCAAATATATTTCTCATAGTTGATATTGTTGATAATTCTTTTCCTGGTTTGATCAAAATGTTTGTATTGATTTCAGAAAAGTTTTTAAGTATATTGTGTGTGTTTGTATTTAGTTTCATAATATTAATTTCACCTTTGTTTTAATTTAAAATATAATAACATTTTTTAGGGGCGCTGTCAAGCAGCACCCCTTATCAGATTGAATTATTTTATGTCGATTGTTCTTGGTTTTTTAGAATCAGGAACTATCTTTTCTAATTCAACCATTAACATTCCATCTTTTAATTCAGCACCGTTTACAACAACATCATCTGCTAATGTAAATGATCTGCTAAATTTTCTTTTTGAAATGCCTCTATGGATTACATCCTTTTCATCCTTGTCATCACTCTCAACTGATTTAATTGTTAGTTGATTATCAGAATATTTGACCTCAATATCATCTTTGCTGAAACCTGCAAGTGCCATTTCAACTTGATAATTTAAGTCATCTATTTTGTTAATGTTATAAGGTGGGTATGATGTTTGTTGTTTGACCGTGTACTCTAATGTATTATTAAAGTGATCAAATAAACTATCAAATCCTACTGCATAAGGACGTAGGTCGTTCCATATAGATAAGGTTCTATTTACCATTTGTTTCTCCTTTGTTAAGCGAGTTAATAATAAAAGTGATACCTCCTAATGAGCGTATCACAACTATTTATAATGGCAGTTTTTTAAGGATCTACTGCCAAACCTAAATTGGTGCCTTTGCGGAAGACACTCTACCTCTTAATGTCAGGGCTTACGAACTGCCTAACATTACTATTTATACGGCAGAATACTTATAAGCGTATTTTTGCTTGCCGTATAAAGCACGTATGCCTGCCGCTACAACATCTTGAATATTGTTTTTCAAGACTTTACTAGCGCCTGCAGCCAAGATTGCTTTCGTAGGTTTACCCATACGATAAGTTGTGCCATTTGATGTTTGATTAATATACACCATATGACCTTCTTCTCTAAGCGTATCTACCATCGCTCTAGGTGATGTTAGATCAAATCTATTTCTTAAAGTGGTCCAAGATACTGGCGCACCCTTTGATAATAGGTTTAATACTTTTTGTTTCTTTGTTAAGGCTCTTCTACCCATAATAAATCAACTCCTTCAAGTTTGTTGCCATTAGTTTATTACATTATTTGATACGGACAACTATCGTATCAAGTAATCTCTTTAGTAAGTTTTACTTACAAAACTCTTTTTTCTAAACCTTTGTTCGTTAGTATATTTTAAATCTGAAATTATCTGATTATTCGTATTCATTATAGAACCTAATTGATTCATAACTATTTTTTCAATATAATAAGTCATTGGTTTATACATATCAAAACCTTTTCTTTGCCTAGAATATTGCTCTATAAGTTGTTTAGTATTAATAGTTCCCTCTAATGGACTTTCATGTTCAAGTTTTATACTTTCATACCACGCTCTAATTTTGCTGAACTCTAAAAATGATACATAAAATCTTTCAAGTATTTCTGGTTTAAGTTTTCCTTTTTGAATAGAGTCATAAATATATTCACCTGGTTTATGGTTTTCATCTTCTCTTTGTTCACCCAAAAGTGCTTTTACAAATCTACCAAGTCTTACATTGATGATACCCTCTCCAGTATAATAAGGTATGTCATCTATATAAATTTGATAGACACCTAATTCTCCATCACCTCTCACAATATATCTTTTAGTATTAGGAGGTTGCAATTCATAGCCCATTCCTCTTTCGGTGTGATTAAGAATTATTCTATGGCGTGATAACGGATTAGTTAAGTGTTCTAAAACATGGTCAACAATTGGTTGTAAATCATCGCTATGATATATCTCTAGCATTTTTTGTAAATTTGTTGCAAGTTTTGTCATAGGTATTTTTCTCTTAATCTATTTTCTTTAGCGACCCTTCTTAAACTTTCTTTAAGTTTTCTTTGTCGCTTCAAAGTAGGTTTTTCATAATACTGTCTTTGACGTAACTCTCTCATCATGCCATCTTTTTGTATTTTCTTTTTTAAAACACGAATGGCTTTCTCAACATTATTATTTCTAACTTGTACTTCTATTGTCATTATAACCCCTTTATTAAAAATTTCTTAATAACATTTTTGGTAGGTATCACCGTAGTGTTACCACCATCACCCATTTCCATTTTGTTGTTATAGTTATAATCACTCATAAGAATATGAACTTTTTTATCACTCTTAACTAACCAACCTGTCGATACACAGGTTGCTGGTTTCATATTTTGAATATCATCCATTTCTTTCCATGAACTATCACTCTGGATATCCTCCCAATAAATTAAATAAAAATCATATAAGAATGGTATTTCAGGAACATCATCTTTAAATTTTTTTGATTTAACTTTCTTCATAATGCTATGCTAACATATTTCTTTTTGATTGTCAAGCAGCACAAAAGGGGATCCGAAGATCCCCTTGACTACATTATGAGATAGATTTTTAGTAACTAACATTACCTTCCTCACTATCATCGGAATCTTGTTCTTCGGTTTCTGATGTATTCAACCAAGTGGATACATCTTCACCGCCATCAATCTTTGTATATAGATCAATGAAAGAAGTTTTGGTATCATTATCAAATCTGTTAGTACACATTTGAATAGATTTCATTTTATCTTTGAAGATAGCATAAGCGTCAACAATATGAACTAATCGTCTAGTAGATATGATTTCATCTACGCCGCCTTCATAAAATGTTTTTCTGATAATGTCTGCCCAAGTAATTAAGTTATCGGCAAACTTTTTGTCAATGTCTTTAGTAAGACCTTTTTGAGTCATTACATTTTCTAACATCTTAATTTCATTCTTGTTAGAAGGATAAGATTGTTCGATTGTAATTGGAAATCTTTCTAAAAATGCTTCGTTCAGTATGTTAGTACCGATGAACTTGCCATCTTCACTACCTTGACCTTTAGTATTGGCAGTAGCAATAACATTGAAACCCGGTGCAGGTTTTACGAACTTGTTAATCTTTTTAATAAAGACACCGTTACCTTCTAGTATCGGTTGTAAACACATAATCTTATTTGAAGCAAGGTCGATTTCATCTAAAAGAAGTATTGCACCTCTTTCCATTGCTTCGATAACAGGACCATTTTGCCAAACAGTTTGACCGTC